GGCGATAAGGGTGCAGATGGTCGCCAAGGCATAGACGGCAAGAATGGGTTAAATGGAGTAGACGGAAAAGACGGGATAGACGGAAAAGATGGTGTTTCTGTCTCCAATGCTCAGATCGATTTTGATGGCTCGTTGGTTATTACCCTATCTACTGGTCAAGAGATCAATGTTGGTGAAGTGGTTGCTCCTGAGTTAGCAGAAAAGATCAAAGTCATTAGCACCATGTCTACCAATGGGGCGGTGGCTATCTTAGACGAAGGCACAAGCATCACAAGTGGTGTTAAGAAGATAAATTTTGTTGGTGCGACTGTTACTGCTACCAATTCTGGTGACGATGTAACTGTCAATGTAAGCGCAGGAACAGGAACAGTAACGAATGTAGCCGCTAGTGCTGGAACAGGCATCAGTATTACTGGTAGTCCAATTACTACAACGGGTACGCTAAATATTACCAATACTGCACCAGATCAAACAGTTGCGTTGACTGCTGGTACAGGCATTAGCACAAGTGGCACGTATCCTAACTTCACTATAACTAACTCTGCGCCAGATCAAACTGTGGCATTGACAGGGGCTGGTACGACTAGCATTACTGGAACATATCCTAACTTTACGATTACTTCCAATGATTCGGCAACTGGAACTGTAACGAGCGTATCTGCATTAACTTTGGGTACAGCGGGGACTGATTTAGGTTCTACTGTTGCTACTAGTACAACAACTCCAGTAATTACCTTAAATGTACCGACTGCTTCTGCGACTAATCGTGGCGCATTAAGTTCGGCTGATTGGACAACATTTAACAACAAAGGTTCAGGAACAGTTACTTCTGTAACGGGAACATCACCAGTAGACTCTAGTGGTGGCACAACCCCAGCAATTAGTTTGGCGGCAAATTATGGTGATACTCAAAATCCTTATGCTTCCAAAACTGCAAATTTTGTTTTAGCCGCACCCAATGGTTCTGCTGGCAATCCAACATTCAGGGCTGTTGTTGCCGCTGATATTCCTACGTTAAATCAAAATACGACAGGAAGTGCGGCAACTCTTACAACAGCAAGAACCTTGGCCATTACAGGCGATTTGGCTTATACAAGTGCAAGTTTTGATGGTTCTGGAAATGTAACAGGTGCAGGAACATTGGCAACTGTTAATACAAATGTTGGCTCTTTTACATACGCAAGTCTTACAGTCAATGGCAAGGGCTTAATAACTGCGGCATCTAGTGGAACTGCACCAGTTACTTCAGTTACAGGAACTGCGCCAGTTTCTTCAAGTGGTGGCACAACTCCAGCCATTAGCATGGCGGCGGCTACTACATCTGTTGACGGTTATTTAACTTCTACTGACTGGACTACTTTTAATGGTAAAGGGTCAGGAACAGTTACTAGTGTTGCGGCACTCACATTAGGAACAACTGGAACTGATTTAAGTTCAACTGTTGCTAATGGAACAACAACACCAGTTATTACATTGAATGTGCCAACGGCTTCTGCAAGTAACAGAGGGGTACTTAGTTCGGCTGACTGGACTACGTTTAACGGCAAAGGTGCAGGAACTGTAACAAGCGTAGCGGCAACTGTTCCATCATTCTTATCTGTTGCTGGCTCACCAATTACAACAAGTGGCACATTGGCAATCACATTGTCTGGTACTGCGTTGCCTGTTGTCAATGGTGGAACTGGTGTTACAACTTCTACTGGTAGTGGAAATGTTGTTCTTTCTACTAGCCCATCATTAACAACACCCGTCTTAGGTACACCTACTTCTGGCACGTTAAGTAATTGCACAGTTGATGGCACAGATGCCGTTGGGTTTAGAAATGTGCCTGTCAACTCACAGTCTGCCGCATACACATTAGTGCTTGCCGATTCTGGCAAAACCATATTGCATCCATCAAGTGATGCCAACGCTAGAACATTTACTATCCCATCAAATGCAAGTGTGGCGTATCCAGTAGGCACAATAATTACGTTTATTAATATGACCTCTCAGGTGGTAACTATTGCTATCACAACAGACACTATGAATTTGAGTCCTGCTGGCACAACTGGATCGAGAAGTTTGGCGCAATATGGTTCTGCAACAGCATTAAAAATAACCTCAACAAACTGGCTTATTTCTGGAAGTGGTTTGACATGAGTGGTTCACAGCAATCGGTGTATATGAATCATCGCTCGTTTGCCGCACCAGCCGCAGCGCAAGCAATAGCAGTTGCTCATAATGGATCACCTTATATATCTGCGTACCCTTGGACTTCTGGTACTGGTTTCGGTACTAAATACGCCAATCCTGCTACTTTGCCAGGAGGGAATGGTAATGGTATAGCATTTAGCCCATCAGGTACAGATATAGCAATTGCTCATACTGGATCACCTAATATATCAGTCTATCCTTGGTCTTCTGGCTTTGGAACTAAATACGCCAATCCCGCTACTTTACCACCTAATAATGGTACTAGAGTAGCATTTAGTTTGTCAGGCGCAGATATAGCCGTTTCTCATGTTACATCACCATTCATATCAGTTTATCCTTGGTCTTCTGGCTTTGGAACTAAATATTCTAATGCCGCTACTTTACCAGCAGGAATTGGTACTGGCGTAACGTTTAGTGCATCAGATATAGCAATAACGCACTTTACATCACCCTTTGTCTCTGTGTACCCCTGGTCATCTGGGTTTGGAACAAAATATGCTAACCCTGCTACTTTACCAACAGGGAATGGTCGTGGGGTAGCATTTAGTCCATCAGGATTAGATATAGCAATAACGCACTTTACATCACCTCGCATTTCGGCTTATCCTTGGTCTTCTGGGTTTGGAAGTAAATACGCTAATCCTTCTACTTTACCAGGTGGTGATGGTAGTGGTGTTGCATTTAGTCCATCAGGATTAGATATAGCCGTTGCTCATGGTGGATCACCTCGCATCTCGACTTATCCTTGGTCATCTGGGTTTGGAACAAAATATGCCAACCCTGCTACCTTACCAGGTGGTGATGGTAGTAACCTAGCATTTAGTCCATCAGGAGCAGATTTAGCAATAGCACACGTTGGATCACCTTATATATCTGTGTACCCCTGGTCATCTGGGTTTGGAACAAAATATGCCAACCCTGCCACTTTGCCTGCTGGTGATGGTTTGGGTGTTGCATTTAGCCCCTGAAAGGAAAATATGAATAAGCATGAAATATTAAAAGATGCACTTGTTGCAAGAGAACAAGAAATTATGGGTTATCAAATTAACATTGATAACTACACGTTGGCAATTGAACACATCAAAGCCAGCGGTGATGAAGATTTGGAAGACTTCTGTCAAAAACTAGAGTCGCTACTGGCATCGGAAAAGTTAGAGCAAAAGAAAGCCAAGGTTATGCTTTTTGTTGTCCAACAGCAATTAGGAGAAGATTGATGTACGCACAGCAACTTGATGGGGTATGGCGTGAGTTGGCTGGAAACATTCGTTTTGCGCAAAACATTTTTCAAACGGCTGAGTCTTTGTCAGATGAACAACGACAAGAACTTAATGTTTATTTCATTGAGGATGCCCTACGCTCAGAACTTACAAACACACAGAAGTATGGCGATCCCATTTTTACAATTAGCGGTGCAATAGTAGAAAGATCGTACCCAGTTGTAGATAAGACAGACGAGGAAATACAAGCAGAGTCTTTAAGCAAGGCAGAAGAAGTGCGAACTGAACGCAATCAAAAACTAACAGGCTCAGATTGGACGCAGTTAGCAGATGCTCCTGTGGACAAAACGGCATGGGCTACTTATCGCCAAGCATTGCGTGGTATTCCCATTCAATCAGGGTTTCCTTATAGCGTAGTTTGGCCTGATGTTCCATAACTAAAACCAAACAATGTCCAAGGCAATTGATAAATTACAAACAGAGATGATATTGGCACATATTGCCAAGAAAAGGAAACCCGTGACCCCTGACCTGCAAAAATACTATGAATCCCGCTTTGACACTATGGCAACAGGGGGGTGGAAGGATTTAATGGAAGATGTTGACACAATGATAAATTCATTGAACAATATCAGTACAATCCCTGATGAAGCGTCTTTACACTTCAAAAAGGGTGAATTGTCAATACTCACTTGGCTGAGAACCTTGAAAGAGGTCAGCGAAAGAGCGTATGAGGAACTGAATGAAAAGACTATTTGATTTTGCCTGTGAAAACGGGCATAAAACTGAGAGACTTGTTGATTATGAGACAACAGGTTTTAAGTGTGAGTGCGGAGCAACAGCCAACCGCCTCATAAGCGCACCTAACTTCAAATTGGAAGGGTGGTCTGGTTCTTTCCCGTCAGAGCATGGGAAGTTCGAGAGAAAACACTTAGATAGACTGAAGTGGGAGCAAAGCAACAACTCACAACCATAAAAGTGGCGAGTTAAATGTCCTAGAACCGATAACGGCAGGAAAAGGAAAAATATGGCGTTGATTGATAATGAAGATGAGTCGCAGAGTGAGTTAGATGTTGTTGAAGAACAACAGCAAGAGAAGCAACTCCCTGAAGTAACACAATCTCCAGAGTTTCCTGAGAAATACAGGGAAAAAACTCTAGAAGAAGTTATAAAAATGCACCAAGAGGCTGAGAAGTATATTGGTAAGCAAGCACAGGAAGTTGGTGAAGTTCGCAAATTAGCGGACGAACTCATAAAGCAGAACCTCTCCTCGACCAAGCAACCTATTAAAGAGGAAGCACCAGAAGTAGACTTCTTTGAGAATCCAAAAGAGGCAATTCGTCAAACTGTCGATAACCACCCTGATGTAGTAGCGGGTCGCCAAGCGGCTCACGACTTCAAAAGGATGCAGATTCAGCAAAAGTTAACGCAAGAGCATCCCGACTATGGTCAGGTTGCATCAGACCCAGACTTTGCAAATTGGGTGAAATCTTCACCTATTCGCATAAATCTGTTTGCCAAGGCTGATGGTGAGTTTGACTACGATAGTGCAAACGAATTACTTACTACCTATAAACAGTTACGTGGCATTAAGGCAAAACAGAATAGCGATGCGGGTGAAACCCAGCGCAAGACTAACCTGAAGGCGGCGGGTGTTGATGTAGGTGGTAGTGGAGAATCAGGAAAGAGGGTTTATAGAAGGGCTGACCTTATTCGGCTGAAAATGACCGATCCGAACAGATACGAAGCCTTGTCTGATGAAATCATGCAAGCCTACGCAGAAGGTCGGGTCAAGTAATTAACTTATCGATTTTTGGAGATTTATCATGCCTTTAGGTACAAATAATGTGACAGTAACGACTGCGGCAACCTTCATTCCTGAAATATGGAGTGACGAAATTGTTGCGGCTTACAAGAAGAACCTCGTTCTTGCTAATGCGGTAATGAAGATGTCTTTTAAGGGCAAGAAGGGCGATGTGGTTCATATCCCCGCCCCTACCCGTGGTTCTGCCGCTGTAAAGGCGGCTGGTTCACAAGTAACTTTGATTGCGGCAACAGAGACTGAAGTTCAGGTAGCAATTGACAAACACTATGAATATAGCCGTTTGATTGAAGACATCGTAGAAGCACAGGCTTTAAACAGTTTGCGTAACTTCTACACAGCAGACGCTGGTTATTCTTTGGCTAAACAAGTCGATACTGATTTGATCCAATTAGGTCGTGCTTTCAATGGCGCAACTGTGGGAACAAATGATTATGCGACAAGCAATACAACTACCAAGGCTTTTATTGGTGGTGATGGCACTACTGCTTATAACAGCACAACTAGCAATGCTTCTGCATTGACAGATGCCGCTATCCGCAGAACCATTCAACGTCTTGATGACAATGACACCCCAATGGACGGAAGATTTTTTGTGATTCCGCCCTCAAGCCGTAACACGCTGATGGGTCTTGCCCGTTATACAGAGCAGGCTTTTGTGGGCAATGGAAATGCAATCCGCAATGGTGAGATTGGTCAACTGTATGGTATCCCTGTATTTACCACTAGCAATGCTGATACTGGTGCTGGCAACTCCACCACAGACCGCATTTGCTTGATGGGTCATCGTGATGCTATGGTTTTGGTTGAGCAAATTGCTGTTCGTTCACAAGTGCAATACAAGCAAGAATACCTTGCTACATTGTTCACTTCTGACACTCTGTATGGAGTGAAAGCAGTTCGTACAACCGCTACTACTGGTCAGGCTTTGTCCTCTAGTGCTTTTGCTTTGGCAGTACCAGCCTAATTGCAGTTGCGCCCCCTGCCCTAGTGGTGGGGGGACTTTTTTAACCTAATTAGGAGAATCTTATGGCGGCGGCAACAGCAGTTGTATCACGTAGAGGAACTGACACATTCCGTGGGTTATTTTCAGATACGTTTTCAGTAGTAGCAACCTTGAACGCATCATCTCTAGCAGATGGCGCAGGAGAGACAAACACGATAGCAGTCCCAGGCGTTAAGTTGGGCGATATTGTGATGAACATTAGTTTGGGTGTGGATGTTTCTGGCATCTCCATTACTCCTTATGTTTCAGCGGCAGATACTGTGTCTATTCGTTTCCAAAACGAGTCAGGCGGCACATTAGATTTAGCATCCACCACAGTTCGCTGTGTGGTTGTTAGATTAGTCTAAAGATCGGGGGGCTTGTCCCCCCTTTCTTTTAAGGATAAATATGGCTTTGTTTCGTTGTAACCGATCAAATAATGTTGTCGAGTTTAGGCACGACTTTGACATTGTTGAGATGCGTAGGCATCCAGAATACACAGAGGTTGATACTTCTGCTGTTGTGGAGGTTGAGAAGGTTGATGGAACGAGGCAGACGCTAACTTTGAAGAAACCTATGGGTAGACCCCGTAAGGAACAACTGTTATGAGTGATATTGATGCGAGAGATTTTGGCAGAATAGAAGCCCAAGTGGAGGCTTTGCAAGTGGAAGTTCACCAATTGGCTAATGATGTTAAGTCGCTCCTTGAGTTGGCAAACAAGTCTAAGGGTGGATTTTGGATGGGTATGACCATAGCATCTATGGCTGGTGGTTTTATTACATTTTTTGCTAGTAAGTTACTTAAATAAGGAGAAAACTTATGATGTACGGAAAACCAAGCAAGATGCCTAAGAAAAATAGCAAAAAGGGTGTGCCTATTGCTATTATGGTGGCAGTTGGTAAGCCAAAAGGTCTGCCCATGCGTGGTCAGCGCACCGCTACCAACATGATGAAGAAGTCTGGGAGAAGTAAATGAGTTCACTATCTGGGGCAAAAACCCTTTTAAGTGCAGTAGTTGCTACTGGAGCATCTACTGCTGTGCAAGCAGACGCAGGGCAACCTGCATTTCTGCAAGTTACAGGTATAACAACCGCTACTGTTGCTTTCCAAGGTAGTTTGGATGGAACAACCTTTGCAACGATTGGTACAGCATTGACTGCCGATGGCATTGTCACCATAGCCAATGCGCCAATGTATCTAAGAGCCAATGTGACTGCATACACCTCTGGAACTATTACGGCAAAGGTCTTGTACTAATATGAAGAACCAGCCACACTATTTGCCTGATGGGAAACTGTACAAAGGTGAGACACATAAATCTGGGTCAACTTTGATGACTGGTGCAAAGCATAGTGCAAGTAGTAAAGTTTTAACTCATACCCCTACCAAGAAGGCAAAAAAGAAATGAAACAAGGTCTATATGCCAATATCAATGCCAAGCAAGCAAGAATTAAGGCTGGCTCTGGAGAAAAGATGCGTAAGGTTGGTAGCAAAGGTGCGCCAACTGCTGAAGCATTTAGACAGTCTGCTAAAACCGCAAAGAAACCAAAAAAGGTGAAGTGATGAAAACTCCCGCTTGGCAACGCTCTGAAGGTAAAAATGCCAAAGGGGGGTTGAACTCCAAGGGCAGAGCATCTTATAATGCGGAAACTGGTGGTAATCTCAAAGCACCAGTAAAGTCAGGGGATAATCCCCGTAGAGCAAGTTTTTTGGCTCGTATGGCTGGTAATAGCGGTGCTGAGTACAAGAATGGTGAACCGACAAGACTGCTTCTTTCGTTAAAAGCATGGGGTGCAAACTCCAAGGCTGACGCAAAGGCAAAAGCCAAGTCTATTTCCGAACGAAATAAGGCAAAGGCAAAATGAGAGCATTATCGGTTGGTATTAGTCCTACAGCGGCAGTAGACACAACAGTCTATACCTGTCCTACGGGCTATTACGCCAAATTTACTGTAATGTATATACACAATACAGGTGGCTCTACCAAACATATAACTGTTCAATGGTTTGACGCAAGTGCTAATAGCACTCTTGATATATTGACCCAATACGATTTTTCATCAAAAACATATTTGCAGTTTGATGGAAACGCCTATATTGTTTTAGAAGAAGGTGACAAAATCAAGATAACTACTCAGTCGGCAAGCACCTTCAGTTTTATAGCAACCTTTGAAGAAATAGGATTGACAAGACAATGACGTACTTAGAACTAATTAACGATGTATTGGTTCGATTGCGTGAACCAACTGTATCTACCAACCTAGAAACAACTTACTCAACCCTGCTTGGCAAGTTTGTCAATGATGCAAAGCGTCAGATTGAGGATGCCTTTGCTTGGAACGTATTAGTCCAAACTATCACAATTACCACAGTTGCAAACACTTCTTCCTACTCCCTCACAGGGGCTGGTCAGAAGTTCCAAGTCTTAGACGCAATCAATACCACCAGCGTTTTAGGGATGACAAACATTGATTTTGTCACCATGAATCGCAACATCAACTTCTTGCCTGTTGGCACTTCAGCACCAGTTAACTATGCCTTCAATGGTGTGGATGGTAGTTACGATACAAAAGTAACCTTGTATCCAGTACCAGATGCTGTATACACAGTTAAATTCTCTTTAGCCATAGCACAAGCCAATTTGTCTGCTGATGCTACTGTGGTGCAAGTACCTGATGTTTTAGTGGCTCAAAACGCCTATGCAAGAGCATTGGTGGAGCGTGGTGAAGATGGTGGCTTGTCTTCCTCAGAGGCGTATGCGCTATACAAATCAATGTTGTCAGACCATATTGCTTTGGAGGGTACACGTTATCCTGATCGTGGGGAGTTTGTAGCAACATGAGCCAAGCAATCCAAGTCTCTAGCATAAGCGCACCAGGCTTTTACGGGTTAAACACCCAAGATTCGCCTTTGGACTTGAATCAAGGGTTTGCTTTAGTTGCCACTAATTGCGTGATTGACCAATACGGACGCATTGGCTCACGCAAAGGATGGTCAAGGGTTAATTCCTCATCTGGTGCTTTGGGTGCAAATGATGTTGGCGTAATACATGAGTTAGTTCAGGCTGATGGCACTTTGACTGTGCTGTTTTCTGGTAACAACAAGTTATTCAAGTTGGATGGCTCAAACGCTGTTTCAGAGTTGACCTATGGTGGTGGCGGTACTGCCCCTACTATCACAGCAAACAACTGGCATTGCACATCCTTAAATGCAATAACTTTCTTCTTTCAATCAGGGCATGACCCGTTGATCTTTGACCCTGCGGTAAGCACTACAACATTTAGGCGTGTGTCTGAGAAGACTGGTTACGTTGGTACTGTGCCAAATGCAAATATTGCTATATCGGCTTACGGAAGATTGTGGACGGCAAGCACCACAACAAACAACACAACTGTATTTTTTAGTGATTTGTTATCTGGTCATGTTTGGTCTACGGGAACGGCTGGTTCTTTGAATGTAGACAGGGTATGGCCTAACGGGGCAGATGAGATTACAGGGTTGGCGGCTCACAATGGCTTTCTAATCATCTTTGGTAAGCGTCAAATCTTGGTGTATGCCAATGCAACTACGCCATCTACCATGACTTTGAGTGACACAGTTGGTGGTATTGGTTGTATAGCAAGGGATACTATTGCATCTACGGGCAAGGACATTCTTTTCTTGTCTAACTCTGGCATACGCTCCTTTGCTAGAACAATTATTGAAAAGTCAGCCCCATTGGGAGACTTGTCTAAGAATGTACGAAATGATCTGTTGTCTACGATTGCTGGTGAGACTCTAGCCAATCTAAAGGCTGTTTACTCAGAAAGAGATGCTTTCTACCTGATAACCTTCCCATTGGTTAAGCAAGTGTTCTGCTTTGACACAAGATTGCAGTTACAAGATAACTCATTCAGAGTAACGACTTGGGATTCTATTGAGCCAACTGCTTTGCTTTCCCGCAGGAGTGGTGACTTGTTAATTGGTAAAAATGGTTTTATTGGCAAGTATGGGACGTATTTAGACCATACAAGCAGTTATCGTTTCTTGTACTACACAAACCATGCTGATCTGGGTGACCAAGCGGTTACTTCTATCCTGAAAAGATTGTCTATCGTTGCTATTGGTGGCTCAAACCAGTTTGTAACAATGAAGTGGGGATTCGATTTCTCTACTAACTACTTAGCCGCATCAACCTTTATTCCGACACAAGGAACGTCAG